GGCATACAAGAAATAATGTGTCCATACTGTTTCGTTAGCATCACCCCATTCCATCATAGAACTGAGCGATCTTTGTATGGCGCTTTCAACTGGCTCTATTTTAATCATCTCATATAGGTATGTCTCGTACAGCTCATCTCTGCACCAATGATCTAATTTTACACCGGACTTGATAACGTAATCAACAAACTTATCTGGATAGAGAGGATTAACATTATTGACAAAACTTCCAAACTTAACAAAGGCATTGTAGTAGGCACTCTTACAAAATTCTTCATATGTTTTATCCTTTTTAGCACCTTGTACTAGTCTATAATATCTATTAAAAGCAAAGAAACCTGCTTGTACACGTTTCTCATCTCGTTGCATGAACCTGCGTTTTGGCTCGCACATGTGCGCATACAGAGTCTTTTCCTGCATGAATTTCTTACCACAATGTGTACAGTTAAACGGTTGTTCTGCTAATTGCATCATTCAACTTCTTCTAAATATCTCTTTAATTCTTTATCTGTGGGCTCTACATGATAATTCTGTTTGAAGAATATCTCATAACTATCACTGCCGTACTTACCTATACCATACAAGTCGGTGGCATCATTGCCGTCCCACATTAGGTAATCTTGACTCATACCAACAAGTCTTTTATATCGAACATTGACCATGCCCAATGGTTGGATGATACTCTTAACAAATTCTTCGTCTGCGTTTAACAAAGCGTGTGGAGTAGGAAACCAATATAGGAATTCCGGCAATGTTGTTTTAACAGGTTTACGGCCAGTTTGATTTAACATGATTACACCAACCATATGTTCCCACGAATTATTGATCTGTTGCTGTACCATTAGGTCATCACGCAAAGGTTCAAAAAATTTCATTCGTATTCCTTTCGTTGCTTTTTATCAAATCCCATCTTGTCAAACAGTTCATCTTTGTCTGCTTTGGTCATCATTTTAGCCATTAGTTTGATATCTTCCATCTTGTATGCTGGGTACAATTCAGCCAACAATTTTTCAATCTTAACTGCTTTTTCTTTTGAACCTGCTTTGAGATATGGATGATAACACGGAACCCCTGCACCGCATGCCGCAAATAATTTCCACAATAACCCTTTATGATTCTTGCTTAGGTCCCAATGATTCTTGTTTACTAGTTCATTGGTCATTTCTAAAAACCATGCCTGAATATCTGGATCACCTTGTACGTTGGCAACATAACGCATCAAGACATAAGGACTAAATTCCTTTTGTTCTTCCGGAGTTAGTTTGTCATAAAAGTCGTAGACTTTTTTATCTACTGCGTTTAGTTCACGTTTAATATCAAGAGCCATTATCTTTGCCTAAGTGATACAACATTATAACTTGACTTACGGCAGTTGTCAATGCAGGATTTTCTCCGCTTTGCGCACTACGTCTTATATCTCCCCACAACTTATCTTCTTTAAGTTGTTCCATGAGAGATTTTTTGTCATAGTCTACTCCTATGATTTTTCTAGTAACCGGTTCCGCACCAAATTCTCTGGAATATGTTATGCCATCGGCCTTTTCATAAATGTATGTTGCACCTTCTTTTAGTTTGCCCACATCGTTCTCCTTACCAACATTTAGTATAATCTATGATCTCACTTTGTCTGCTGACTTCTTTGACGAAATAAGAACAAATAGGTTTTTCTCCTGAATGCAAAGGCGTGGCTAATAACTGCCCCGGCTTCATCTTTGGGAAATACCATTTGACATCTTGATACACATCGACGATGTCAATATCAAAAAACTCTGGTCTAAAACTGCTCAACGGATTGAATGTAAAGGTCTTAAATCCTCTGTCATTTAGACTAGTAAGCGGTAACACTTCCATCTCTGGTCCTGTAGGATCTCCTACGATTGTGCACCAATCTAGTGGCATCGTAATCTCATTTTTCCCGATTCTCAGTACCGCGGCTGGTCCGGTGAAACTTTCTAAAAATACCAAAGGTAAGTAGAAAAAGTCAGGATTTTGTGGATCGCTATTATCCATGACAGCGAATCGCATGTCCTCGTCTATCTCTTCCGGCAAGTCATTCAAATAAAATGTCTTGTTGTCTAGCGTTAATATTTGCATCAGTATTTCACCTTTTCAATTGTAAATGGGTACTTGGCTTCTTTGTAGTATTTTTTTCGTTCAGTCAAGTGTCTTTTCGCATATTTTGAGTTTGCAGTTATATCCCAGATTTGGACGAAGTCTTTGTCGTCTGCTTTTCGAATGCCGCGTCCAATAGATTGGATAACGCGGACAAAGCTCTTTCCGGGTTCCAAAAGCACCATATTGAAAATCCGAGGAATATTAATACCCACAGCGGCCACACCGTAAGTCGCCACAATAATCTTATTATCAGCAGTTTTAATTTCATCGTACTCTTCTTTTCGATCTTTAGTTTTTACGGCACCACTAATAAAAACTGCTTCGGGTAATTCGTTTATTAAAAACTTTCCTGATTCAATTCTATCAACTAATACCAATGTATTTCCTGATTCGGAAATTTTGTTAATCAGCTTGGCTATCCAGCTCATTCTGTCCTCGTCAGTGACAAGATATTTTAATTCTGCCGGGTAGCTTTCAAATTCTTTCCACTCCTGTGTTTGTACAATGTTTACGTGACATGTACTCAACACCCCTGCTTCTTGTAATTCATGTGCCTTGACTTGATGCACTACTTCACCTAGGCTTGCACGGATATTTTCGAAGTCAATATCCTCTTTTGGAATGGTTCCGGTTAGTCCCCAACGAATCGGTGTATGTGCTAGATTGTGTGTCAACAGATTTTTTAACACCTCTGCCTTGGCCATATGAACTTCGTCAACCATGACAGTTTTTACATTATCCAGCAATTCAGCGACAGTTAAAATTTCCTCATTTTCTGAGGAATTTTTGCCTTTTTTGTCCAAAATATTCAAACTTTGCCAAGTGCAAATTGTATGCGTTTTGTCTAGGTCTTTTCTGTCGCCGTAGTAAACGCCAACGTCTAAACCACAGTTGATAAAGTCTTCTTCAGTTTGCTCAACTAAACTCTTGTTTGGAACAATGGTCACTGTTCGACCGTATTTTTCACAGATTTTTGCCAAAGTTGCGGTGGTAATTGTCTTACCAAAGCCAGTGGCAATTTCTTGGATGCATTGCGGATTCTCAAGGAACTTGTTTACAACCTCAACTTGGTCTTCACGCAATCGAATAGGATCTCCTGCAAATCTGTGCCCTTCTGGCCAAGTTGCATCACCCCAAAAATCTGACTCAACTTTGTCAAAATTCAGCTCAACTGGTGACCTTAGGTCTTCCACCTCGATGTAGTATCCCCATTGATCTAACAGTGGCAACACTCTATCTAACAGGCTCACATAAGTGGTACCACCCAGTCCAAAAAACGGAGTGCAACCATCCCAACGTCCCAACTTGTAAGCAGGCATGTACCTTGCTTTTTGGTCAAAATACTTGAATTTTTTAACCAAGTCTTTTCTTGTGTCGAGATCCAGTCCTTCAATCTTTACATTGACTTCGTCTTTAATGATAACTTTAGCGGTAGCCATATCTTTTTTGAGTTGGCTTCGTGTCCGTATAGAAAATCAATGTAGGACTTGAACGAAGCAGGGTATCCATAGTATAGTGGGTATTCAAATGATACCCTAAGTTTATTATAGCATTAAATTTGATGTTTGTCTTCACTAATGGCTTCGGAATTTTCACACTAACAAAAACTACTTTGGTGCTGGCTGTAATTTCATTGTTCAGCTGATTCTCTTTTACATAGATATTGAAATCTCCCTTGCCTTCGTTTGGTAAACGAAACATAACACTAATGTCTTTGCTGTTTATACCACGGGACAACAGAAATTCGTGCCAATCTTTGAGATTTTTGTATTCGCTTCCGCCAGGCACAACTATCAATAGAGGTTGATCGTAATCGACTATGTCGTTGAAATCAGTTATCGATATGATCTTTGAATCAATCCATATTCCATCAATACCTAAGTCAGCTTTGATAATAGATTTTGTCACTGTATTGGTGATTTTATTCTCAATGTAATCAGAAATTTCGTCACTGTAGGTCGTAATGCCATATTGTCTTGCTAGGAACAATGAATGAGTGATATCATTGCCGTACGGTTGTGGTACGTTATCAAACACGTTGATAAATTTTGGTTTTTCTTGATCAAGTGTAACCATAGGAATATGCTGTTCTAGATTTTTTTCAATATTTTCAATCTGTTTAACATATTCTATGAATTCTTCATCAACTTTGAATCCTTTTGGTACTAGGGTGTTTTGAATAAACTGGATGCAGTCTTCTCTTAGACTGAATATCCAAGCCTTTTGATCTGGAGACCACTCTGCCGTATTATGTCTTTTATGTAATTTGAAATCTTTGATATCTTTGATGACAGATTCGATAAATGGGAAGCGTACAACTATCCTACCTGGCACGGATGACCGATCGATTGTAACAGTCAGTTCAGATGACAATGACCTAAACGGTCTTTTGAAATTAGGATTATTTAGGTCCCAAGTTTTTGTCTTAAAATGGTTGATTAATTCTGGTTCAACCTTGGCTAATATCTTGATAGCAAGGCTAGCCTGCTTTTCTGTCAATGATTCACCGGTATCTACCTGATTGGCGACACTTTGTATGAAGTTTGACTCAAAGGCCGTTGAAAGGGTAATGGGTTGATCCCATATCCACTGACCATGCCCGGCAGTTCTTAGAATTAAATCTTCTATATACATGATTAGATCTGCACATCTTCCATTCCGGCGGTTCTAAGTTTGATTATGTTAGAAAGTTGCCATTGTTTAATATCAAGACCCTTAATAATCCCTAGCCATTGATTGCGTAACAAGGCAAACTCGTTAACAATTTTTTCTAGATCGACTACGTCGGCCTCACCTTCGCAATACTTCTCACAGTCACGACTGCTCAAAGCACGTTGATAATTTTCTAGATACTTTTTAAATGCTTTACTGCGTGTACGACGCAATTCGATGTTCAAATACTCCAGGATTGCTTCTATTTCCTGGAGTTGATTGAAACGTTGTTCGACAATGCCAGGAAGCGAGGCACTGGCTTTTTCTAAATTGCCGTATACCTTGACTTCCTTCCTGGCCTCGTCTAATTGAGAATAATAATACTCAATACAGTCGGGCAAGTGAGAAATATCTCTACTAACCTTACTGTACCACATCAATAATCCTCGTCTTCGTAGTCGCTATCATCACCGTAACCGTTGTCTTCATCTTCCAAATCTTCATCGACTACTGTTTTGATAGCATCATCTAAGTGTGAATCATAGCCCATATAAGTGGCCAAAGTTTTTGAATCTATATCGTTGCCTAGCAGAAAATCAACGTAATGATTTGCGGCCATTTCACGATTTTTTTCAGGGATATATTCTTTAAAAGTATCCCAAACTGTAATAATTAGATTTTCATCCATTATGCTTCTTCTTCCTCTGTTTCAATAGTTGTAGTTGTTGCAACTGCTGATGCATCCCACTCGTCCATGATAACACGTAACTTATCTTCGGTCCAGTTCTTGCGGAATTCTGCAACAATCTCACCAGTTTTTTTACTAGTGTATGCTAATTTATTCCCTACCTTAGATAATACACCCATTTTCTCGAACATGTCAACCAATCCGGATGTAGGTGCCATACCTGTCGAATATGGAATTTTTACTTGAACAGATTCGAAAGGTTTCGCATAACGAGTTTTCATAATCTTACAGGCAGAACGAATACCTAATACGTCACTGACTTTATTACCGTCTTCATCTTCTTTTAACTTCAACTTCTTCATGGCAACCACGATAGAAGATGCGTAAACGAAGCCTTGTCCGCCTGAAATCTTGTCATCTGGATCGAACATGTCTTGTGATGCGTAGGTGTGATTAGTACATACCATGCCCACATTATAGTTACCAAACATGTTTACACAGTTACGTACCAGTGCTGTCAATGCCTTGGGCTTACGACCCATGTCACCTTTCAAATCACCTGCTTCAAATTGATTAACGTCTGTTGGTGTCAACAACATACCTAAACTGTCAATCACAAACAACACTTTAGGACGCTCTTCCAACGCCATTGACTTATATTCATTCATAAATTCATGAATGGTTTTTGCCACATCGTCGATCATTGCCATGTTTAATTTCAAAAGTTTTTCTTCTGAAATATCAACACCTAATGCTTCTAGCCATGCCTTATCTAACGCATTTTCTGTGTCAACTAAGACAACGAAAATACCTTGTTCTTGAGCATGTTTAATAATGTTACCAGAACAGATATATGA